GAACTAATAAAAATAATTGAATTAGTAGTTCGTAAAGAAGTGAAGAAACAGGTAAACGAGATATTTATTAAAGATAATGATAGAACATCTCTTACCGAATTAGTTTCAGATCCCGTAATTAAAAAAGAGTTAAAAAAACCTATTACAAAACAATATAAAATTAAACCTAAAAAGGAAATAGTATACACGGATAATGTAGAACTTAATAAAGTTCTAAATGAAACCGCCGGTGGAGTACCACAAGGTGAAGGTGGATATGAAACTATGGGTGATGGAGTATATGATACTGAAAGAATGTCTGAACTGTTGGGATATGGTAATGTAGGTGGTGATAAAGAAACTCAACGAAAGGTTGCAGCAGTAGATTCGATTCAGAAGGCCGGGATGAAAGTTGATGATGTTCCAGACCATGTTCAAAACGCACTAACTAAAGATTATTCCAAAGTAATGAAAGCTATTGAAAATAAAAAAGGTGGGACGAACTATCGTCCATAGTGAGGTAAGTAATGTCGTTAGATAAAAAGTTTTTAAAGTTTAAACTTGAAAAAATTAAAAATAAAAGAATATTTAAAGATCAAGATACTGAAACGAAAAGGAGAATAAGAAAAGAAAACTCTGAGTATGCTTCAGAAGAAGCAGATGCTATACATTCTTATTTAACTGGTGAAGATGAATTAGATGCACTTGATAATAAATCTTTTTTAGAAAATCGAGCTCCTGGTAATTTATTTTTAGAACCGAGACGAGTTACAATAGGAAACAAAGAAGAATGGCAGGGTAATTTAAATATTAGACAGGTTCAATCTAATCCTAAAATTAAAAAATCAATATTGGCGAGATTGTTAAAAAGATTTAAAACTATATCAAATGCTAACCTTGATTCGTCAAAGCAGATGATAATTTTTAAAAAAATATTTGATAAACTAAATATTAGTTTTAGTCAAGATGAGGTGAAGATAAATGGTAAATTAGTAGTGGATGAGATATCCTTAACTGATGGTTCACAGGGAATAAATACCGAGTTTGTAGTGGCGGGAGCTGTAGTTCTTGGAACAGCCACTTATAAAAGAATTAAGGTAAAAAATGGTTTAATTGTTAGTGTAGAAAATACCCTACTACCAGTATAATAGGAGAATGTAATAATGGGAGCAAGAGAAAAAGATTTAAATCCAGATGTATTTATAGGTCTCGAACTACCATTGGGATATTCAGATACCGGATTCTTTAAACAAACAAAAACAACATTACAGCAGGCAAAATATAATATTATTAATTTAATCAAAACAATTCCTGGAGAAAGACTTGGACAACCAGCATTTGGTTCTGATTTACATAGTGTATTATTTGAACCGATGAATGAAGATTTTAATGATCTATTAGAAGATTCAATTAGAACATCAATGTCTACTTGGTTGCCCTATATAAACATTAAAAAAATAGATATCACACAACCAGACTATGACGAAAACAGAGTAAATATTATAATAGATTTTGGATTGGCATTTGAACCAAATAAATTTGAAAATATCTCAATAAGCTTTGATCAGTTTGAATCAGCCGTGAAACAATAGGAGAATTTAGATGGCCAAGAAGAATGTCAGTAAAGACGTAAAATATTTAAACAAAGATTTTTCTGGATTCAGAGATGGACTTATAGAGTTTTCTAAGACATACTTTCCAAATACATATAACGATTTTAATGAATCAGATCCAGGTATGATGTTTATTGAAATGGCATCCTATGTTGGAGATACATTGTCTTATTATATGGATGAACAATTTAAAGAAAGTATGTTGGCTTTTGCAGAAGAAAAGAAAACCATATATGAAATAGCACAAGGATATGGGTATAAACCAAGACAATCTTCACCTGCAACGGTAACATTGGATGTATATCAAACCGTACCCGCTAGAACAGATATTGAGGATTCAGCTGGGAGACGACCACCTAATGAGGATTATTGTGTTAATGTTACTGCAGGTATGAAAGTAACTTCTCAGAACGGAACTTTGTTTAGAACCGTAGATGATGTAGTATTTGGTGATTCAAGTTCAATGAGTCCACGAGAAGAAAGCATAGCTGAAATTGATGATGAACAAAATATATCTAAATGGTTATTAAAAAAATCTGCAAAGGCAGTTAGTGGAAATATTACTACCGAACATATAACATTTGGAGCAGCTGAAAAATACAAAAGAATAGCATTATCACAATCTCCTGTATTAGAAATACTTTCAGTAACAGATGGTGATAATAACAAGTATTATGAAGTTCCATTTTTAGCACAAGATACGGTATATGCAGACTTTCAAAACAATACAAAAAATTCACCTGACTTGGTTGAGGGTAGAAATTTTGCACCATTTCTGTTAAAGTTGGTAAAAACATCTAAACGATTTAAAACTTATATAAGACCAGATGGTAAGTTGGAAATGAGGTTTGGTTCAGGAGTATCATCCGCGGCAGACGAAGAAATTATTCCAAATCCATCAAGTGTTGGTTCTAGCTTACCAGGAACACCAAGTTTTCTCGATACTAATTTTGATCCAGCAAACTTTTTGAACACTGCTACATACGGTCAATGTCCAACCAATACAACATTAACCATAAAATATTCTTATGGTGGAGGACTGGACGATAATACACCTTCCAATACAATTATTAATATTACTGAAAAAACGGCGGTAGTAGATAGTTCAGCTTCACTAAATGCTAGTTTAAAACTACAGACATTGAATTCGATAGCAGTTTTAAATGTAAATCCTGCAACTGGTGGTGGGGGAGCAGAGACACTTGAAGATGTCAGAACAAATGCACTTGCTTATTTTCAAGCACAAGGAAGGGCTGTAACAAAGGATGACTTTATAACTCGTGTATATTCATTACCTGCAAAATATGGTAATGTTGCAAAAGTATTTATTATGCAAGATGAACAAGTTGCGGCAAGTGGACAGAATGAAGCAGACCAAGATTTTCAATCAAATCCATTGGCATTAAATATGTATATGTTGGGTTATGATGGTAATAAAAAATTAGTTCAATTAAATAACGCAGTCAAAGAAAATATACAAATTTATTTAAGTCAATATAGAATGATGACAGATGCAATTCAACTTAAAGATGCATACATTTGTAATATAGGACTTGATTTTGCAATTTATACCAAACGAGGATTTAATAAGCACGAAGTATTACTAATGTGTGTGAAACAATTAAAAGAATATTTTCATATAGATAAGTGGCAAATCAACCAACCTATTATTTTGGCAGATGTAGTATCAGAGATATTGTCAGTTGACGGTGTTGCTACTGTAGTTAAACCACGAGAGGATAGTTCAGAACTAATTCAAGTAAATAATAAGTGGGGTACATTAAATTCTGTAGTTTATTCTGATAACATATATGATATAGCATCATCAACGTTTAATGGAGTCGTTTATCCACCAGTAGATCCTGCAACATTTGAAATTAAATACCCCGATACTGATATTCGAGGTAGAGTGATGGGAGATATATAATGCATTATTTTGAGTACGCAACAAAGGACACGACATTATATGAAGTAAGTTCAAGTATGAATACTGGACTTGATGAAATACTTGAAGTCAGAAAAGATATGAATGCAAATGGTTCTGTTATTTATACCACAAGAGCATTAATTAAATTTAATACAGATTTTATATCAGACTCAATTAGCTCAGGTTTAATAACTTCATCATCGAGAACAAGATTTTATTTAAATTTATACGATGCTAATTCAGAAGCATTAAATGTATCACAAACTTTATATGGATATCCTATAAGTCAATCTTGGGAACAGGGAGGTGGATATGCACAATCTAATCCTATCATAGAAGATGGAGCAAGTTGGAATTATAAAGACAATAATGTTTCTAAAACCGCATGGTCAAATGTTACATCTTCGGGTGGAACTTGGTATAGTGGAAGTCAATATGAAGCATCTCAATCATTTAACCATGAACCTGCTGATTTAAGAATGGATGTAACTGATATTGTGTGGAAGTGGCATCATGGTACAATTCCAAATGAAGGATTTATGATAAAGAGAAGTGGTAGTATTGGAAATACAGATTCAAATGCAGAAGAGGGAAATGATACTCATTATGGTAACTTTATTTTCTTTGGTAGGGATACAAATACAATCTATCAACCAAAATTAGAAGTGGTTTGGGATGATTCCACTTGGTCAACTGGTTCACTATCATCATTAACTTCGGACAATCTACAAGATATGGTTTTGTTTATGAGAGGGTTGAGACCAGAATATAAAGAAAAATCAAAAGTTAAATTTAGAGTTACGGGTAGAGAAAGATTTCCTGAGAAGTCGTATTCCACAAGTGGATATTCAACAGGATATACAACCGTAAAAACTTTACCGAGTGGAAGTACCTTTTATGAAATTAAAGATGCATATACTGAAGAAGTGATTGTTCCATTTGGAAGTGGTTCAATTGTTAGTTGTGATTCAACCGGAAATTATTTTAATTTTTGGATGAATGGATTACAATCAGAAAGATTTTACAGAATAAATTATAAAATAGTTAGTGGAAGTGGAACATCAGATGAAACCGTAGAGTTTTATGATGAGAAGCATTCATTTAAGGTAGTGAGATAAAATATGCCATATTCAAAAGATGAGTTAGATACTCTTCCATTTTACCAAACTATAGCTGGTAGAGACGAAGCTAAGTATATAGAAATGATAAGAGAGAAAACTGATAGTGGTCAGGTTGTTGATGGGACTTTAAGAAATAAGACGGGCGACAAAATTTTATTATTTGAAAACATAATACCAGGGCAGGGAACTGATGAATCAAGTCATACAGTGAATCATACTATACAATGGCAAGAAAAATACTTTAAGTATGAACGGACAGAAGAAATTAACAAAATAATTAAAAGAGACTTTACGGAATTCTAATGGCAAAGAAAAAACAATTACAGATAGATCCAATTTCAGGAGAATTATCGAGATTATCAAGCAAAGATTTACCATTAATTGCAATTGATGGGTTACACGATGGTGATAATGTATTACCATTTGGTTCATCACCAAGTGATATAATTGAATATTGTGTTTATGATACCGGTGATAATTATTTAGCATCAGGTGAAATTGAAAGTCCCATACCAACAGAGTTAGACATTGGTGCCCACATTAGAAATCTTGGATATGAACGAGGAACTTATAAAGTAGTATATAACTTTTTAAGACAAATAGGTGGTTCTTCAAAGGTAGTTCTAACTAAAAAATCAGATAAGAGTATTTATCTCGGTCAATTTATGATAGAGACCAATGGTAAGATTTTTGCCAGTCATTCACCTACTCCTGATATGGAGATTCCTCTAGTTGATGAGAACGGTGAATCAATAGAACTATTAGTTCAAGATGATAAATTTTGGATTCAAGAAATTTCACCATCGAGGACTGAAATTAGACTAAGACCAAATCCTGCCATAATTGATTTAGACTCGTATGAAAAATTTAGATTATTAGGATTTACTTGTCTATCATATTCTGATATAAGTGGTGAATCACATATCACATTTAATAATGATGGAAAAGTTGCAACAATAAATAATGGTAGTATTTCACTTAGTCAATCAATGGTAGGTGGAACTCTTAAAATAAGAGATGCATTTCTCATAGACTATGACAATATAGATGA